AAGCTGTAGCGCGAAGAAAATGTTGGCAGAAAAACGAAGCTTATTTGTCAGCATTATTGCTTGGAACGGAAACATCATCGTTTGTTTCGGCATCTTTTAAGTCCCGGCAGCGCGTTTACTATATGAATCTGCGAAGGTCCAATGATCCATGATGTTGAGACGCATGCTAGTCATATTGGATCACCCTTGTTGTTCCCAACCCGAATAGACTAACCGATGACTATCAACCTAGGCAGGCCATAGGCTTCTAGGAAGCCGGTCATGGGTTAGAGAATCTTGAGAACAGCATAGCCGTAGTCACCGCTGGCGCTCACATAAGCGGGCAGGCTTGCGGGCATCGTACCCCCTTTGAGCGACACGTTGCGGCTATCCAGCACAGTGAACTCACGGCCCTGCAAGTCCGTTGGGATGGGCAGTCGGTCCAGCTTTGTGACATCGTGCCAATCGACAAACACAAACGCCGTTGTTGCCTCGCGCACGGTATAGAGTGAAGTCCGCTCGGTGCTGCTTGGGCAGATATGGCGATAACCGGTAACTGTATAGTAGTCACCCGGCTGTGCGGTATGGTCGCCAATGTCCAGCGCTCGGAAGTATTGCTTGCCGCTGGACCCAAAAAGCTCAAAGGCCAACGCGCTGACACGATCACGGCGCACATCATAGGCGGCATCGCCCACTGGGAGGAAACCCACGGCAAATGCTTTGTCAGACCAGAGTGACAAGCATCGGTGTGCGTATTCCCCTTGGGCCTGCAACTCCGCAGCCGTCAGGTACAGTGTCCCGCCTGTCGCAACGGTTGCAGGTTCAATGCGGGACAGGTCAATCGTGCTGCCTTGATACGTCATTGGCAACGCGCCGGGAACGTAGAAGCCAGTGGGGCTACCAACCCGCATGACTTGCAGGCCCATGAGGTCAGAAACAGCGGTGGCCTTCAAGAAAAGCCAATCGCGGGTCAGGGTCATTTGCGCATCACGATCCCAACGATAGGTGTTGGTCATTGTGTAGGACGGGTCGCCATCTGGGGCTAAACCACCAGACACGCCGCCATTGGCAATCCACCAATCAATGATCTCGGGACGCGCCAGCATGTCGCAAGTCTCAGTGATCGTCACGTTGTCAGTGTAGGTCCATTCACCTGTTGTGTCGGTGACGGCCTCCCCATCGGCAGTCACCGCGATTTGGTAGTTGGCATCGGGGCGATAAAACTGTGAGGGGGTAACTGCCGTGACGGTGATGTCCGCCGTGTTTAGCGCGCCGCTGACGTGGGTATAGGTGCCCGCGCCGGGCGCCGTGTTGAGCGTCTTATGCGCGAGAATGAGCGCGTTTGCGTCCCGAACTTCAACGAGAACAACCTCCCCGCCGCCAAGGAACCAGATTGACCCTTGATCCGCCTCGACCAAGGTATGGCTGTCCACCTCCGCCACACCCACAACATAGCCGTGATTGCCGCCGATGGTCGCATCTAGCGCGTGATCCGGCGCTATATCGTCTGCCCCGTCGCGGACGGACACACCGTTGAGATATGTCCCACGAATGTTTAGGCGGCAGGGGTATGTTGTCAGCGTGTAAACAGGGAACGGAATGAACTCGTTTCGGATCAGATTGCCGGAGTTGGCGCTTTCCACATAGGCAGTGCCCGCACCGTTCAATACCAGCTTAGCCAGCCCCTCCTCGACAGGGCCAGACGTGACCACCCGCTCACCATTCAACCAGTAGTCAGGCTGGCCAGTGTACGCCTGATAGGGCCGCGCCGTGTAGCCCACACTGAGCATAATCTCTGCGGGTTCTGGGTAGCCCGTAGAGGCCACGTTAAACGCCATGAAGTTTGCGCCATCAGGAATGGTAACGGTCTTGGTGGTGAGGCCCCCACTCGCAAATCCAACGTGCGCAGTGTCACTTTCAGACGAGTAAAATCCAATCTCGGGCTGTCGGGGACCAGCAGCGCTAATCGTGTAAACTTCGCCCGGAGAAACCGGAATGAAGTTTGTGCAAGCCCATCCCGCCGCCGTTCGAATCTGCCCGTTAGTGCTGACGTAAAACCCCGGACGCTTGAGGCTTATGTCAAACTGGTTAGACACATCGACGTAGTTCGCTTCCGCAAGGTCCAGACGATCATTGATCGTGTATGGTCCAGTTTCAGAAACAGTGCCAACCCGAGCCGGATCAATATATCGGTCGGGTTCCCCCGTGTAGTCTTGATACGGAAACGCAACTGCACCCTCGTTCAGCATAATTTCTGCGGGTTCGGGCTTGCTCGGAGAGTAGGCTGTGAAGACAAGAAACTTCGCACCCTCTGGTGCCGTTACGGTTACTGTCCCATTGGTCGCATTTGAGAACGAAATAGCCGCGCCATCAGACGCTGCGGAGAAAAAGCCAATTTCCGGCTGACGACTGCCCGCAGTGCTGAGAGTGTATTGTTTACCGGCAACAACAGGAATGAATGGCGACACGCCCCAGCCAGCAGCGGAATTGATATTACCAGTGCTGGTGTTGATATAGTATCCGTCGCGCTTGAGGCTTCCGTTATACAGATTGGTAATATCAACGCTGTACTGGTCCACCTCCGCGAACCGCCCGTTAACATAGGTTTTGTCAGCCTTGGATGCGGTGACCGCCTCGCCTTCGTCTACCCACGCAGAGCCGTTGTAGCGCCAGACGTGTTCAGTGGCCCGCACATAGGCGCGTTCGCCAGTTACCATGCCAGTGATATCGCCACGCGCTGCGTCGTCGGCCACAAGATAATTGTACTGCACCGCGTCTTCAGCAGCATCTCGCGCAGCCTCTGCAGCAACGACATCCGCCCCCGTCGCCACTCGGTCTAGGGCTGTTTGTATAAGGTTTGAACCAATAGCGTCAGCCAACGGCCCAGACCCAAGAAGTTGCTGAGACAGTGTCGGAATACTAGCCATTACAGTCGTGCCGTTTCGATTTCCCAGAACTTCGTCAAGCATCGCTGCAGGGGCCAAAGTATTAGTTTTCACGCCGTTTTCAGACATCGTTTTCTCCTAGAAAATTGTGGTTGCGAATGGACCCGAGACAGGTCCTGCAATATCTTCGTCATTCTGAGGTTCGACCCAGTATTCCCATGCCCCTGCATCGACACATGTGGCTGTCTCAAGGAACACGATCAGGTCAGCGATCGCTCCGTCGAAGGCTGATGCAGCGTCGATTGCGAATTCTGTGTTGCCGCTGACTGCCGTCAAACGGTCCAGAACCAGCCCGGCCGAGGTGACGGCAACGCCACCCACGTCTGTTCCACCGGTCAGGCGCGGGGTCGCGGTACCAGCCACAAAATCACTCACTGTGAAGGCTGTGCGATACGTCTTGCCTGCGTCCAGGCTCAGCGCTTGAGACAGCGCCCCCGCGGTGCCTGGTGCATGGCTCGCTACTCCGCCTGCAATCGTCCAGCCACCGCCTGGCGTCCAAGCCGCACCTGAATTGAAAGCGCTGTCAGTGATGAGGTTGGTGCGTGTGCCGTCGCCATCGACGTAGGAAACTGTTGAGCCAGCAGCGACGAGGATTGGCAAGCCAACTGCGTGGGTCTCACGGTCCAACGGATTGCCAGCAGGGACGCGGTAAATCTGAATTTGGGAGGGCGCACCCGCAGTCGGCACAGATATTGTCAGTGTTGCGTAGCCAAGCACGCCCATCACGGTGACCGCATCGCTAGCCAGGGCGGCTGGGATCGCAGGATCGTTGCCACCCACTATGATCGACGCGATGTCGGTGTAGTCTCCCGGCGTGGTCGAGGCCAAGGCACGCGCGCGAAGCTCAACCTGATTGGTTGCTGAATAGACGTCCAAGGACGCGCCAGCTGAGGCTGCTGGAATGATGACCGTTGTCCAGGTGCTGGCCCCCTGAAGGCGATGATCCAGCTCGAACTCCGTGACGCCAGCCGTCGACCCGGTTCCGGGACGCAAGATGACTTCGAGGCCGTCTGGATCGCCGGTCCCAGCTACGCCGCTGGCGATCGAGACAAATACCGGAACCGCCGGGACCGCAGCTGCCAAATCAACCTCAGCGCCGACACGGCCGTCCCATGTGGGTGGAACTTCTGCATCTGTCAAAGTATCGATTTCCGGCGCCGCGGCGACCATCAGGATGCGCGCCTGGAAGTCTTCCGCAGCCTCTATGCCTCTAACCCGCAAGGCGAGACTTTCCGTCGCGATTGGGCCGATGTGTATGGCCTCACCAACACTTGGCAAAGGCCCGGCACCGGTCAGCAACAAAGCACGGGAAGGCTCGGATGAATTAGCGATAGGTCTTACAACCGAGGCCCCAATTATGTCTTCCGGATCAGCAAAGGTCCGGAACCGAACCCCAAAGCTTTCGCCTGCGATGACTTCTTCATCAATCTCGACCAAATTGCCAGAAACGGAGGTGACACGCGCCGCCACGAGTGTCCGGCTAAGCACGTCAAAGCTGCCCATCACCAGATCCCCACGCGTGACGACGCGGGCACGGCCGGACTGCATGGCAGAGAAGCTGTCTGCGCGATACTGCAGTTCATACATCCGCCGACGAGCTTCAATCCAGATTTCATCAGGGTCGGTCTTGCCGGGCAGCTCAATCGCTTCTGTCAGGTTGACCGGACCTTCGTGACCGGGCCAAGGCACAATGCGCTCGGCTTGCACATAGTCGTTGGTCTCATCAAGGAAAGTTATCCGCATGCCGTCCGGTGCATCGAAGTAGGATCGGGACCATTCGAACTGGTCGCTGTTGCGCGGGTTGATGTGGTCGATGACCAATGTCTCTGGCCGGTCGATTACGACGCCCCACTTCGTCCCGTCATGGCGGGGTGTCGCGCGTCCCGCGGCACAGATCGCGTTGAGCATCTCGCCCAGGGCTTCCTGCGTGTCATGAACGCTGTCGTATTTAAGGCCCTTTGACACACACCAGTCGTGCCAATCGGCGATCTGATCCATATCGATTTCGTTGGTCGACGCTGGATATGGGTTCTGTGGGCCCGTGAGCGCTGCCAGATATGCTGTCGCCGGTGTTCTGCCATAGCCTAGCGCCCATTCTTCATCGATCCGCACCAGAGCTTCCCGTTCGATCAGCGCGTTGAACGCATTGAGAGGTCCGCTTAGCTGGTAGGTTGCGCGGACGCGAATTGCGGCAAAGGCAACCGGCTTATCAAGGTTGATCGGATATTCGGGACGGATCGACTGGACGGCAGACAGAACGACCTTGTCAGATACCTGCGTGCTGAGGTTGTCCTCCGAAAGACGGGTCACTTCAATCTGCCAGCGACCACGGGTCGGCAAAGTCCAAGTGTGCTGCCGCAGAAAACTTTCCTGCTTTGCCGCGCTTACGTTCAGCGTGACGACATCTGTCCAGACACCGACACCGTTGAGCCGCGCCCTGATCCGAATGGAGACACTATATCCGTTCAAGCGCCCTTTATCGTCGATTGAAAACAGCCCGCCTGGGAAGCCGAGAATGACAGAAGCACGCGCGGCATTGGTCGAGGTGAACCGAATGACGGGGGTCTCGATGCTGGGACCTGGTACGACTTCACCATCCACACCGCGCGGCAATGGCCGGACCAGCTCAGCCCCGTCATTTTCTTGAAGAACCTGCTCCGGATAAAGTGTCAGCGGGCCGTCGCCTTCGCGGCCTTCCCGGATCTCGACATCGATGTCCTCAAAATCTTCGATCGACGTGTCGCCGATCTGCAGGTCGGAGATGCGCAACGGACCATATCCAAAGCAGAACAGCGCGCGGACATACTGATCATCACCGACCACTTCGGTGTAGGTCTGAGCCGCAAACGGAGGTGCATAGCGATGCTTGCCCACGGCGAAGGGAATGGGGGAACCGGGGCGCAGCTCGTTGCGCCATCCTTCAATCCGATAGACGTTCTTCTTCTCGAGCGCATCCGGCGTCTGGACCGGAATGAGTGCGTTGACCAGCAGCTGCCCCACGATGCTCAGACCGGCACCGACAAGTGCAATTCCGATCTTGCTGGTGACGCCAAGGAAGCCAGCAACAGCGGGGGCAAAGGCCAGCGCAGCGACGGATACGACTGCCAAGAGCACGGACCGCAAAGCGTTCTTGCCAGGGATTGTTCTGATCACCACATGCGTGCCCGCAGTCGGTCTCATCTGCGACCAGTATTTCTCCTCAGCAACGGACGCGCCACGGTCATTGACCAGGATCACGCGCAACAGTCCGGATGCCGGACGGGCATGCGGCAAAGCCTGCGTGACAATTTCGTCGATCGTCAGCCCAGGTGGCACGTCAAGCGATACCCGCGCCATACCGGGATCGAAGAGCGGGGCTGCCATCACCGAGACGTTTGAAGCGCTCATGAAGCCTCCTTCAAACCGGCTGTAAACCGGAATATTCCTGCGAGACGACGGTGCCAGCGGGGCGAGAGGTAGTCCTCATGCTTGGCCTGATCTTCGGTTGCCATGTGCAGCATCACGCCGGGCCGCACGTAGATCCCCACGTGGCTTTCAAGACGGCCATGCCGAAACAGCAGGAGATCGAATGCCATCGGCTCTTCAACAAGCGACCAGATCGATGTGGCTGTCTCTTTCCCGATCAGGGATGCGACCTCTGCCTGCTCCTCGGCGCTAACGTATCCATCCCGATAGTCGGGCAGAGTCAGACCAAGTTCGGCCTGATAAACGACCTTGGCCAGTCCCCAGCAATCGCATCCCGTGACAGACCGGCCGAGGTCTTGGTAAGGGATGCCGACATATGTGTTTGACCAGCTCATCGAAAAAGCCCCGGAAACCGGTCTTTGGTAAAACGGTCCATGGGGACGCTTTCTTCTTCGACCGGCGCACGGCTCACCTGAAGGCTGACCGAACCCGCGTTGCCATCGGCAGCAACCATCACCATTCCGCGAAACTCCACTTCAACGAGGTCCGGTGATCCCGCGAGAACGACAGCCATGTGTACCTTTGGACGGTCGGTGAAAGACCGAAGCAAAGCGGCGATGTCGCTGTCCACATTCTCAACTACGATGTTGGCGGCCGCCGGGGCATCTTCCAGATCGCTTGGAATATCCGTCGACGCGAGAATGAACAGAAAAGGCTCATTGGCTGGATCGCTGTCCATCCAGGTGGAGCGCGTCCCATACATCAACGGATCGACCCATAGCCGCTCGGTCGGATCCGTCGAAAGGCGAACAGGTGCGTCAAGCTCGGGATGCTCGATCATGATCAGCGCGATCTCGATCTCGGCCGTGGTGGGCGCGTCAAAAGCGGTCCGTGCGTTCAGGGACACCCGTCTCATGGCATCACCGTCACGGAAAAAGCGATGACGAACCGGATGCCCCGGATGCTTTGCACTGGCGTCTCTTCTCCGAACAAGCAAAGCCACTGGGCGGAGAGCAGGATTGGAAAGCCGTCGGTGGTTAGCAGAGGGCTGCCGGACGCGTCCAGCAGCGGCCACCCATCGGTCATGGGATCGGGCATCCAGAAGGGCAAGCTCCCGAACTTGGTCTCGTACTCATAGAACCCGTCGAAGACAGCCTTGAGACTGCGCGGAACATCGATCGACAACGTCACCGTGCGCGCGACACTCGACCAGCGCCGCCGGTAGCCTGGAGGGCCAGTCTCGGTCGGCTTGCGTAAGCGGGGATCATTGATCTGGACCTGAAGGTCTTCCCGCTGGGGTTTGGGCAGATCTGTTGGCCATGTCGGAACGCTCATCTCAGCGCTCCCTTCGGCCGCAGACCGTAGCGGTTGCCCAGCACCCGCTTTGCACCGCCGCCGGATTGGGTCATTGCGTCGCCGACTGCATCTGCCATGACAAGCTTGGTGCTGCGCCGACCTTGACTGTCAACGCTCTCTTGACGGGTTTGTGTGATCGAGGCGCTTGAGTGGTTCTCGATGGTGATTTGCGGGCGCATATCGATACCGCCGAACCCGCCAGAAGCGCCACCGATCTGCCCGCCGTTTGCAAATCCGGGAATGTCGGCCCCTGCATTGATCATTTCCAGCAGCGTCCGGTTCTTTGCCGTGGCCTTGGCATTGACCATGTATTCGCCGGGGGACCCCCAGAGCGGCACCTGATCCGACTTTCCGCCGCCGCGACCATAGACCATACCGCCGACGGCAAGCTTTTGACCTGCTGGCTTGATGCCGGGAAAAATGGCTCCGAGGGCCAGATCAATCAGGCCACCGCCGCCTGAGGTCCCAAAGAGTTGAGCCAAAGGGCCTTCCCCCAACAGGAGCGCCTGAAACGCCATGTCCTGGATCTTGCCCGATAGCGTGTCCAGTACACCGCCAAGATCGCCACCGCTGCGACGCAGATCCTCAAAGGTGCCATAGGCGACGTCACGGTAGCTGTCCCACGCTGCTTTCTGCTCATCGACGGCGGTCTTCTCGCGGTTGCGGGTCGCGATCAGTTCGCTGATCTTGGCACGCTCGGCTTCAGTTGCGCCGGCAAGGTTTTCGCGGTGGCGCAGCATCTCTTGCTGAACCGGGTCGGTCTCGCGCAGGAGCGCCAGCTCGTCTTCCAGACCGCTGATCAGGTCTGTGACGGCTTCGCGCTCTTTCTTGAGAGCATTGGCGGCGCTACTGCCACCGCCGCCGCCCGTGCGCGTCTTGTTGACGATTGGGTTGTTGTCCGCATCCAGGCGGGGGCCGGTATAGATGAAGCGGCCGTCGGTCTTATTGGTCTCACCTCTGCGTGCACGCACCTCGGCCATGCCATCGCCACGCCCGCTATAGACAGCACCGGCCTGCATGTTTTGAAGCGACAGTGCCTCGTTCAGCGCAATCCCAAGGTTTTGGGCGAGAGCTGCAGCTTGTGCCACTGCCGGGGAAATACCTGCGGCGATATCGACCGATGAGAGAGCATTGGCCGCGTCCCAGGCGGCCATGATCTCATCTTTCATTTCGCCTGTGACATTGAGCGTGTCGAGGCTTGCCTCATACACCCGGCGCTCTTCGGCTAGCCGAAGTTCAGCGACTTGTCGGCTGCTTTCACCATGAGCTGTAATCGCCCTGCGAATTTCGGCTTCGGCTTGAAGGCCCGCGATCAGCTCTTGTCCCTTGGAAACTGCCGCTGCTTCGGCTTCCAACCGTTGGACGTAGTCCTGACCCGCGCTGTTGGCCATCTCTTGAATGCGCTGCAGACGCTCTGCAGCGGCGACTGCTGAATTCCGGGCAGTGAGGCCGCGCTCGAGCAGTGCGATCTCTTCCTCGATTAAGCCAACCTCGCGGTCTGTTTCACCGGGAAAATATCGCGGACCGAATTTTTCATATTGGCGAAGCGCTACAATCTCGGCTTCTTTTTTCGCGATCTCGTTCAGTACAGCAAGCTGCGCCGTGGTGTCCAGCCCTCGATTAAACAACTCCACCTCAGCCCGTGCGGCTGCAGTTTCTTTTGCGAGTTCCGACATGGCGTCGCCAAGATCGTCAGTCTTTTCTTCAGCTGCAAATGCTGATGATCCAAGTTTAAAGAGTGCCGCACCCGCAGCGATCGACCCGATCGTGATCAAGCTGACCGGGTTCAGCATGCCCAAGAACGCACCGCCAAGCGCCTTCACCGCACCGGCTGCACCCATCGGGCCGATGACCTGGCTGATCTGGGTACCTTGTTGAAGAGCGAGGGTCAGCGGGTTCTGCCCCGCAGCCATCATCACGCCGATGTCGTTGAACTGCGCAACCAGGTTGCCCATCTGTCCCGCTGCCGCATTGTTTGAGCGCCCCATGACCTGGGCGCTTTGACCGGTTGCCAGATATTGGGCTTCAGCCAGCGCAAGTACCCGGTTCGCCTCGGCTTGCGTTGCAGCACCAGCTGCGACCGAGCGACGGGTTTCGTCAACGACGGCTTCGTATTGCCTAGAAGCGCGATAGACCGGATCGATCGACATGCGCATCGCATCGAAGCTGGCTTTGTTCTGATCAATCGTGCCGCCAAATGCTGCCGCACTTTGACGCGCACTGTTGGTCGCGGCACCGTAGCCGGTCAGGCGCTCGATGCGCTGCTGGACGGCGGTGTTGGATCTCGTGACGGCCTGCTGAACCGCTTTCTCTCCGGTCGCGAAGTTGCTGTTTTCATTCGCGGCGGATCTAGTCGATTGATCCAGCGCGGCCGTGCTCTTGCTCAGACTATCTGTGGCCTTCTTGGTCCCGGCCAATGCGGACGTGGTCTCGGCCAGGGCTTTCTTCGCCCCGGTTGCATCCCCTCCGACATAAAGACTGGTCTTGAAGCCGCTCACATCATTCTCCGAATTTCAGCCAAAGCACCTTGCTCAATGGTTCTGATATCGCCCCACATGTCCGCATCGACTGTGAGGCCTGCCAGCTGCAGCCCGGACTGGGCTGCCGTGTAGTCGAGACCGACAGGCATGATCCGGGCTCCGACTGCGATTACTCTCCATTGGGAGCAGATCGTGAAGAACGCCTCGAGTGCCTTAAGATGCCAGGGCCACAGTTCGAGCTCTTCTGCGTCGGTGTTGTCTTGGTACTGTCCGAGATCAATTCCGAGCACAGCTGCATCCGAACTGGCATCGTCTTGCCGCGGGGTCTCATTGGGCGATCCTTTTGCCCATGCAGCCCCCGCGGCTTTCAGTTTCCCAACGTGCCCTTATGCAGCCCTTTGAAATATCCGCTGACGAGACCGAGCCGGATATAGGCCTTGTCCAGTTCCTGGCTGATCTGTTCGGGTGTCGACGGCACGGGGTTGTCATCGTCATCGACCAGATTGTCGAAACTCACGACGACGGCCTTCAGAAAGTCGAGCGTGCCGGTGCCCGTGCTGAGGTCGAACCCGTCTGCTTCCGAGATCGGCATGGCGCGGAAGGTGGCTTTCAGCTCCGCTTCGGTAAAGCCTTCACCATCGGGGATTTGGATCGACACATCGCGGGTGAATGTCGGGGACTGATTGATCTTAAACATTGCGGCGTTCCTTTCGAATTACGTGAGGATGAGAGACCACTGGTCATTGCCAACCGTCGGGATCGGGACCAGGCGGAGCGGCCACTCCACGATGTTCTGGGCATTCTCGAGGCCCTGAGGGCGCTGCATCTGCGCTTTCGTGATCGCGAGGGTTGCGATGTTCCCAGGGGTCAGTCCGTGCACAAGGTTGATTGCTACGTCTGTCTGTTCGGCCGCCATCGTGAACGGGTTGAGTGTACCGAGCGGCACCGCCTCTACCTTGGTCTCGACGCTCTCTTCCTTGTCGGTGATCAGAATGCCTTCCGACCCGACCAGAAACCGAGGTTCAACCGCATTGCCGAGATTGAGCATCAGGGACCGCATCACAAGCGACACACCAGCCAGCGTGAATGTCGGCGTGTTGGCCTTGGTCACAGCCAGTGGCTTTTTGAACGCAGTCAGCGTGGGGTTCACCCGCGTCTCTTCGGTCGGTTGATTGAACAGCCCCCAATACTCGAACTTGAGATAGGGAATGGCCGACGTGGTGAAGTCGATCGTGCAATTGCCGCGCGCGCCGGTCATCACGAACTGCGTGCCCTCGATCAGAAAATAAACCGACAGGCTTTCGTGATCATCACTGACAGGGTTGTAGGTGACAGACGTGTCGGCTGTGATTGTCTCAGCCACGGCGCAGCCACGCATTAGCGGTCCCCATGCGGGCGCGGTACCGGCAGCACCGGATCCGGCGAGCTCCACGTTGAAGGTCAGCTTCGCGTGAACATCGATCGGCACCGATCCTTGAGCGCCCAAGGTGGGGATTTCGAGATTGCGGCTGACGTCGCTGCCTTCCATTGGCGTCAGAGTGATGTCGGTGGCGAGGATGCCATTCGCCGCCGCGGTCGGTTCAGCGTCGGTGTTGTAAGTGGTTTCCAGCTTCGCCAGTAGGATTTTGGATTTCCATTTAAGGGCCATTTAAGCCTCCTTTTCCAATGTTTCTTCAGCAGGCGCTGCGGTCTCTTCGAGAGGCTCTTGAGCCACCGGACCCTCCTTGCGGGTGAGCTTGCCATTCTTGCTGCGGGTGTAGCTGCCGCCACGGGACGGAAGGGTTGGGTTTTTCATCAGAGGATCCTCAGCTGGTCTGTGATGGCAAAGTCGACCTGGTAGACGACGGTGCCCTTGGAGGCGTTCAGAATGGAGCCACGGGTCAGGCGAAACACACCGATCTCATCGGATGGAGCCCATCCGGCGATCGCCTTGACGATCGCGAAGATCACATCGCGCAATTCCGCCAAGGCCTTTTGGCCCGCGGGCGTGTGGTTGCGGATGGTCAGGATCACCGCGATGGCCTCTTCGATCCCTTGGGTGAACGCACCGGCACCAGCGTCTGCCTGACGCCCGATCAAGCCCAGGGGCAGCACATGCGCTGCGGGAGTGTGCTGTGGCAGAGCATTGCGCTGCATCAGATCGGCGAAATTACCAGCGCCTTCGACGCGATGCTCAAGGATTGAAACCTCCGACGAAAGACGTGCGATGATGCTCTCGATCATCAGATGAAGCCCTTCATGCTGGCTTGCGTGAGGGGACGCTCCCGATCGGTCAGCCGTGCCCCCGAGCTTCCGGTACCGGGGGCATCGGCCCCCGCGATGGGCAAGCGAACACCGCCACCTGAAATATCCCGCAAGGTGCGCAAGGCGGCCTTGTAGTCTTCTTCGATCTTGGGGTCGGGGCTGGCGACATGGAGATTGTAGATCGTGATCGCGAGCGCAAGGCTTCCGATCAGTGGCGGCGTGGTCTCCATAGGTAGCGCGTAGCGGACACCGACGTAGCCATCGATCATTGCGTCCGCATCGGCCAGTGCCTGGTCAATCACATCCGCATCGATCGTGTCAGTCGCAACATCGCCCCGGTCTGTCAGGGAGATCAGCATATGTTCGCCAAACTTCGCAGTCAGTTTTGCAAGGGATGTATAGGGCACGGGGAGCCATCCGAATTGAATATGAGAAGACCGGCGGCGACAAACCCGCCGCCGGTCAAAGGTTAAGAGATTGCCGCCTTACTCGGCGGCGTCAGCTTTCATCAGGCTGATCGCGAGCTTTGGCTCGTCACGCAGCATCGCAGCCTCTTCATCGCTGAGCTCGGACGCCAGAATGCGTGTCGGTTCGGGTGTGAAGTGCCGACCCGCCCGCCAGAAACCACCTTTGGGGCCGATGACGACCACGATCAGATCTTCCTCATCCCGTGGCTGCAACGCTGCTGCCAAACTGCCTACCGCCTCGGCACGTGTTTCGTTCGGAGGGGAAGGCTTTGCGTCGGACGTCAGGGCTGCAGAGAGGTCTTCAAGGTCAGTGGCAGGCTCGTTTGGGGCCTTGGCGGCCTTGCTCTCACCCGCGCCGCTTTCGGCAACGGACTGCGCGACGTCAGACGCCTGATCCGCTGCAAGCGACAGTGGCTTGGCGGCTTCAGTCGCCTTGGTCTCGCCCGCGCCGTTTTCAGGGGTGGGTTTCGAGGCTTTAGAGGCGTTTTCGACCACCGGAGCCGCTGGCTTTACGGCTTCGGCTTCTTTGGTCTCGCTGGCCTTGCTGGCGGTTGCTTTCTTCGAACGTGTCATTCGATCAGCCCCTTATGCCAGCCACGGAACGATGAGCAGCTCCGCAGTGCCTTTCCAGACGTTGGTGGCACCGGCAGCGTCGCGTTCGGCATTCAGCAGCTCGAGCGCCGCCTGCTCCATCGAAGGCGGCACAACCAGCAGGTTTGGCTTGATGCCCAAGGGACGCCCATGGTCGCCCTTCATGCCCTGCAAAGCGGCACGGGCGGCGGCGTAGCGTGTGGCGTTCAGGGTCTGTTTCGACCCCCATGCCATCTGCCAGAAGCCGTACCCCACGTTGTAGCGGGCATCGGTGCCGTAGACGAATTCCTTGTTCATGAAGACGTTGTGGTCTTTCGGGTTATCCTTGGCCACGAACATGGGTTTTTCACGATCCTGGAAGATCATCGGCTTCAGCGACCGGTTGGTCGAGAGCAAGAACCAAGGCGCGCCCGAACCACCGTCAGTGTTTGCGACCGTGCCCATCGAGCCGTCTTCGTTGATCACGGGGTGATCGGTGTCGAAGAAATACTGGCCATCGTAGCATTCGGTCGTAAAGCCGCCCGCCAGCGCACCGAAGGTCAACAGATCAGGGTGGGCAGCTGTGCTTTCGCCCATCTCGACGAACATGGGCTCGTAGATCCCGAGGTTGTCGTCTTTGATATCGTTGCGATCGACGCCGATGGTTAGTTCGAAATCCTTGTTCTTGATCGCGTAGTCATGCTCAGCAAGACCTTGGATCAAACGGGGACCAAGCCATTCGCGCATGTTGGGCATCTTGCCGAGCCAGCCGTACCGGCTTTCACGCGTCGATGAGGGGACCACAGTGGCGATCCGCGTGTACTGCGTCTCGGCCTGCCCGAGACCCCGCTTATAAGCGGTGCTGAAGCCAACCCGGATGGCCTCAAGATTTGGAGTATTGATGAGCATTGAATGGTCTCCTTACGCCGTGGCGATTTTGGTGAGGACTTCGTCAAAGCGCACCCAGACGCCCAGGGCGTCGACATTGTCGACGAACCCGGCCGGAGAGCGCGATGCCGTTGCATCGGTTTTGGCGACGGTCTGATCATCAACCGCGAAGACCACATCACCGATTTCGGCGACGGTAATCTCGTCAGCGCCAGCGGAGTTCGCAAAGCGGAAGACGCCGGGACGGTAAAGAACGGCTGCGTCACCATTGCTGCCTGCGGAATTGTCGCCAGCGTCTTCTGCGCGGCCAATGCCCACAAGGCCTGTGGCTGTAGCACCTTTGACGACAAATCCGGCAGCGTTGCGCATCAGAAGCGAGCCTGCAAAAACCGACGCAGAAGCGGCCAGAAGACCATTGCGGATATCACCGGCGATCTGGGGCGTGTTGCGCCCTGCAGTCAGTGCGGTCATCAGTTGTCCTCCAGTTTGGCCTGCTCTTCAGCGAGCGTGGCGGCATAGTCTTTGGGATCCTGCCCCAGCATCTTGGCGATGCTCAGCTGCTCGGAGTTCAGCGAGAGCTCACCATCCTTGCGGGCAGGTGCGATGATCGAAGTGCCGGAGCCGCTGAGCACAGGCATCGCGCCGATCAGCTCTTCGGTCCCCGAGGCGTCCTTCATATGCATTGAGATGTAGCGATCACGCATCGGCTTCACTCCAACACGGCCCGCCTTGATTGCACCATCGACAAAGGTCGTGGCTGCGGTCTTGGCACCGTTATCGCGAAGCTCATTCAGCGAGGTTGCTAAGGTGGTGATTTCGGTCTGCAGCGCGACAATGGTCTCGTTTGCGCCCTGGTCATTCGAAGCACTCTGGGCAGCAACCAGAATATCGGCCGGGGCACTGTCTGCACTGAGGCCTAGGGCTAGCCCAATTTCGGACATCTGCGACTGCATAGCGGGCTTGTCGTCGCCACCGGACATCTTGCCCTTCAGCGCCTTTTTGATTTCCTCATCGGTTGCCGTCTCCGGCAGGCCGAGCATGTCGGCCAGAAATTTCGTCCAATCCATTGGGGGAATGTCCTGTTGTTGATGAAGCGCAGTGAGCCCGCGCAGGTTGGGTTTATTGACCAGGCTGACGCATTCGATCGACGTGACCGTCTTGTCTGCCCTGTGCCGGATAACGGGGCTGATGCCCCGGTATGCCCGTGATGTGACCAGCTCCGCGCCAGCAGTTGTCCACTCCGCCTTGCCCCATAGGCCGTCTTCACGCGCCTGCATGGCCACAATCCAGCCGAACGCTGGGGCTTCTTCGCCTTTTGGCGCGCGCAGGTGGATGGCGTGATTGATGTCGATGGGGAGTTTTGGGGCGTGGAGGAAGCTCTCGGAAATGATCTGCTCAAAGTTCGCAGCGAGGTAAGGACCGCGCTTGTCGCCTGTCTGGATCAGGCCCGCAGGAAGCAGGTGGATCCATTCGGGCGCACCGCCAAGAACTGCGACATCGGGCAGAGCCTGTGCACTCATAAGCGCTGTGAATTGAGGGGCTACGTTCATGCAGCGATAATTGCCGCAGGTAGACGCCTCAAAACATCCGCAAGCGCTTGCGGGGAGGGTCAGATAATGTCGGGAATTAACGGCAGACTAGGCGCGACGGGCGGCTTCGGTCAATCTGTTTCATAGTTCCAACACTTGGGGCCAGATTACCAAAGACCGCTGTGCTTGACTCAACTATGAGGCGTGGTCATCCTGATATTACTATCCAAGGTCACGAATCTTATTCAAAGGAACGATCATGTCGAAAGTTACACCATTTCATTCAAAAAAGCCTGGCACTACTGTCTACCATGACAACAACCAATGCACTGAGGGGAACAACATCGAACGTGAGAACAAGGTTTCCGGGACTGGGGGCCTCTCCAAGTGCAGCCGTTGCAAAACGCTCTCGTGAACTTAGCCTGATCTGAAAATCAGGTCCCAGTAAGGGCCGGTTAGCTCACCATCATCAACTGTCCATATGCGCACGATTGCTCTGGGCTGCAGCCCGGCCCTTACAGCCACGCCATAGGCTCGGAACCCTTCGCCGGGTCCGCCGCAGAGCCGTATGGTTGGCTCGTGAAACGGATGGCCTTCTCCTCCTTCGCAGGATTCGATCGTCTCAATTCCAGCGGCCCGCAGAATGTGCACGGCATCGGCAATCCCTTCGTCGAGTGGCATATCAAGCTCTAAACCCACTGACTTCAACAGACTAGTTTGCTGTTTTTTTAGCGCCTCATCCATCTACGATATCCTCCAGCCATTCCTCAACGATCGCGGCGATGTTGAGACGGTCTTGATCAGAGATCCCGAGGAAGGGACGCGCGGGGATGTTTCCCCAAGGGATGGAGCCACCACGTGCATCCCTACCGAATGCACCTCTGGCAGCGCCAAACTGCATGACGGACGAGTAGATCTTGTTGGTGCCCAATTCGACAAAATCGGGACCATAGTCGCGAAAGAAGCTCGTGCGCAGAGGTTGCCCATCAGCATTGGGACCAAATAGCGGCCGCACATCGACGGTCTGGCCGCGTCGTTCATAGGCCGCGATCGTCGTCGGGGATTTCGGGGCCCATGGCGTGCCGTCCGGAGCGACCCCGTCTTCAAAGCGCTTTACGGTTTCGAACTCGAGCTGCTCACCAATTTCATTCATGACCTCGGACATGTCAGACAGGCTGGCAGAAAGTCTGGCGAGGATCCGTTCGACGTCTGCGTCTTCCAGCTCGACCGTGATCATCCCATCACCCCCCCCTGATTGAGCAATGGGGCGAGACGCCGGTTTGCTTTGACTTGAGCTTCGGTCAGGCGGCGGAAACTGGTCAGATAGAGCTCACCGTTTTGGACCGTCGCCGTCAGAACCAGAACATACCCTGGTTGGCTTGTATCGTGCTGAAGGAAGATCAGCGTATTGCCCCGCTTGGCAACATTCGGGCTCGCTTTGTCGATGACGGTCTGTGCCAATTGATAGTCGCGTGGCGTGAGGTCGCGGTAGCGACGGCCCTGGCGCGCGATAGTCTCTGCAGACAACCAAGCCACTGGATTGACTAGGTTTAGGCGATCAGCGTCTTTGGTCTGCAATCTGGCGAGTGGCCACACGTTGATCGGATCTTTAATCCAGCTTTCAAAACCCCGCCCTGATAGCCAATCCTGGATGAGGTTGATTGAGGGTTGGCGCGGCAGGTCGGATACCTTTGGCTTCAGAGCGGTGACGATATGGCTGACTGTTGCCCCTGGCGCGTAGTCCCACCCCTTACCAATCCCGTTCGGTACGCCTGTACGTGGATCAATTGCCTGCCAGTCGTCCGGAAGAACCTTCGATGGATCTCCACCCACCCGGATTGCGCCTGCCAAAGTGCGGGCCCCACGAACACGGCAGCCGCAACCCCAGCCGTTTGGGGGATAGTGCGTTGCCCAGAACGGATGATCTGAAGGGAGGATCAGCCCGTTCCAAGACAGGTGATCAAGGCGCGGATGTGCTGCGCCACTGTGCTCGTAGACCCAGAACTTAAAATTACCGTCGATGAGCTGCGCGTGGCGGCCGGCTGCCATCGTCGTCAGCATATTCGTCTTGTAAATGACCTTGGTGCGCCACGCCTCACCTTTCGCGGTGCCTTCGCCGGTCCAGCCATGCCATCCGTTGCGCTCCACGATCTGGCGAAAGTCGCGGCGAAACTCTTCCAATCCGGTCCCTTGCGAGATCGCCTTATCCACGGCAGCACCAAGATCTGCCAGCAGATCGGCTTTCACCGCACCCGCCACCATGAAGGCACGATCGTGCTGGGCCTTGGAGATATCATCCCATCTCGACGTCGAAACGAGATCACCCAGCCTCAACCGAAAGGCCGCGACCTGTTCCTTGAACGGTTGGCGAAAGGTGGCGCGGACCTCATCAGCCACTTGTGGTCACCGCCAGCGCCCGTCCACCGGCATCCGCTGCCTCCATCGCATCGGCAATCGCATTGCCAAGAGCGCTGGCGTCCAGATTGGGATAAGCCGCAAAGAACATCTCGCGCAATTCCTCAACCGAGCCTGCACTCTCCAGCATGATTTCGACCTGAGCAATCATCGCTTCCAAAGCGGGCTGCGCAGCCTCCTGAAGCCGCGCTGTCAGAGCGTCTATCGGTTCATCGTCAGAAATCGCCTCTGAGGGCGATTGCTCCGCCTGAGGGGCAAGGACGCCGGATTTGGGCGGAAGGGTATTCAAACGGTATTCAAATTCGCTCTGAGGGGCGGTTTCGGCCCCAGCGGCCCCGGCCGTTGCGGCTGGTAGGGTGACATCAGGCTTGGACGCCATCAGGATCCGGTCGCCCGGCTTAGGGTCCGAAAATCCGAACTTGGCGCGGATCTCGCTTTCGCTGACCTGCAACCCGATCGGAACGAGCACGCCGAGCGCATCGGCAATCTGCTTCAGGTCTTCTGGTTCCGGCCGTCCGATTTTCAGTCTTGGATACCGCTTCTGGGGACCGTGCTCGAGCTGGATCCAAGGACGGATCAGATCCCGGTTCAGGATGGCCGCCAATGCATTGGCATCAGCGCGCTCGATGTCTTCCTGGACCTGACGGTGCTCTTTGCCGGATCCAAGCCCACCGGTGACAGCATCAGTTGTTGCCGTCTGACCCAGCACCGCCTTCGAGATCTGCTTGTCCAGCCAATCGGCGCGCTTTTCGTAAAGATCGGCCGAAGCTCCGACATTGCTGGTTTCAACAAAGTCGATCGACATGCTCTCGGGAATAATCGCGGCGCAATCCCCTGCGATATTCGCGACGGCATCAAAAAGCGTGTTCTTGTCTGCTTCGCTGGCTCCAGCCCCCCATTTTCCCAACCGCAACGGCTGACCATATGTCTGGCTGAAGATGGCCCAGTCGCGCTGCGTGAAGGCCTTGAACATCCAGCCCCACATGGCGACCCGCGCAAGACCTGACCGCAAAGCAAGACCTGACTTGGCCTTCACGTTGGCATAGATGAACTTGAACGCCTCGATCGGAACCTCTTGGCCGTGGTCATCGAGCTTCATCGGAGTGGCCAGATTGACGCGGTCAAACCGGAACCAGCGCGGGTCGCGCCATTCCAGGCGCTCTGGCTGCCACTGGCCCTCCGATGTGTCCCAGATGATTTCTGTGAAAGAGTAGCCCTTACCGATGCTGTCCAGAATATCGAAGAGCTCATCACTCAGCTCGTCACGATCCAGCCATTCGCGCACCATGTTGGCCAACTCGACATCGAAGGCTTCGTCCGAGGCTGCTTCGACCGTGATCTCGATCTGGCTTACCGACCGGCGGCGTGTGCCAAGCACACCAAGATAATGGGGATCGCGCTCCTCAATGACCTCTGCCAGCTCAAGATAGCGCACCGGGTCGCCCTGGTCCGCTTCGCGCAGGATGTTCGCCAGGCGAATGGGGTTCAGCCCGTCGCCTGGATGACCGGACAGCGGGGACCGCACGCCGCCGAGTGTGGCCGCGGCAACTTCTTCGGTCAGGGCGGCGCGCTTGACGGGTTGGCCCCAGCGGTCGAGTAAAACAGGCTTGTTTGCCATTTGAAGGCTCCTTGAAATAACCGGGGCTATGCGGAACCCCGGTGTTCTGTATTTGGGCACCTTACCCGCCAAGACCTGCAACCAGACTGCAGCGGCAACATGTGCGGCTCCCAAACCTGTCTGTCTCCGCATAGCGCACCGGTCGAACAGGCAAACCGTATGCTGAAGAACTCAATGGAGGCGGCCGAGCCTTGTGGATCAATCTGATCAGTATCCATATGGCTGCGATGAACCGCAGCATCAGACACTCCCCCTCAGTCTTGCCCCAAGCGGGCCATCAAAAGCATTCCTACGCCCCAACCCGTCATCGTTGCTGGGCGTATCGCGCATGCGGCCTTCAGCACGTTGGTGGCGCAAACCCGAACTGGCGGCGCGGTAGCCGTATTCGACCCACCGCATGCGCGCCGCAAAATGCGCCAAGGCAAGACCGATAGCATAGTCGCCGTGCCGCTTCTTGCCCTTCTTGTCCTTTGCCTCGCCCTTTTCGTTGGTCCGGATAGCAGGGACACGGGGAATGCCACGGACGAGCTTGACCGAGCGCAAATCGCTCAGATGGTCCTCGTCGGCACCGATGGCGATCATGTCGTCTTCAAAGGCCGTTTTGAGGGGCGGCATGTTGATCCGGTACCAGTCCTCTGTGAACTTGATCGCCCAGATCAGACCTGAGCCGTCCTCTGCCTCACGAAGGCCGAACTTACGCCCCATGTCTTCAGCCACGGTCCAACCCATGCCTGTGGCGTCGAAGGCAGCGCCTAGCAACCGTTCACGCAGCTTTTCCAGCACCATGCCAACAACCAGCTTTTGCTCATCCCCTGGCACATTGCGCATTTCGATCGAGAACACTTCACGCCGCTTCAGGTTCTGCTCGATCGCCAGCACAGGCATGACGCTCAGATCCGCGACGCGCGCAAAGTCGAACCCGGCCGCATAGCGCAAATCCATATCAAGCAGTCCAAGGACCTCCTCAAGCTCTTCGAGGAATGGTGCCATCAGCGCCTTTTGCTGCAGGTCGCTCATGTGCAGATAGTCGCCGGGCAATTCCAGTCGCAGAACCGGAGCCGTTGCTGTCATGCGCGCTTCGATCAAAGGGGCGGGCAACCAAGCACCAGAGCTGAGGGACGGAATGCAGAACAATTCTTCATCGGCACCATCGCCGTAGAAGTCGATCAGATCCTGACGCCATTGTGCTTCCCCCGCTGCCGACCAGGTGTTGCCGCCCACAAGGCAGATCCGCTCATAGAGGCCATCAGTTAGCGCATCATCCAGATCGATGCGCAGGTGCTCATAGGGAAGACGGCCGCCAAGAATGTCCTGGACGTTTTCATTGAAAGGATTGTCCGCGCCATCATGCGTCGAGCAGACGATGACCTGACCGCCCCAGATCAGAAACGCCATTGCAGCCTTGATCAATTCGCCCAGGCTATCGACGAAAGCAGCCTCATCGATGATGATCACACCCTCTTTGCCGCGCAAGCCACGCGGTGCCGAGCTGAGCGCCTTGATCTGGTAGCCGGATGCAAAGCGGATGCGGAACGTCTGGATCGACTTGTCGCCGTCATCATCGCCTTCTTCGAACAATCCGTCCTCGATGGCGGAAGCAGCGATGTTGAACGCGCGGGCCCACATCGCGCAGGCATCCACGAACTCGCGGGTCATCTCTTGGGAGTAGGAGATATACATCGCGTCCATGCCGCGTGCTGACTTCGCCCGTGCTGCCCTCAGCACAGCATAGGCTGCCAAGGCCCATGTCAGCCCGATCCGGCGCGACTTTTCGACGAACAGCACCTTCGTTGACACCGTGTCGAGCAACCCAACGGTCTTGGCCTGATATGGCAGAAGAACCTTTGGCAAGCCAACGCTGCCCACCAGCTGAGGCATGACATCAGTCGCCTCCCGACGCTGGCGTTCCCATTCAGCTTTCGAGATTGGCGCGGTCATCTCGTGGCCTCCGCGCGCAGCTGCTGCAAAATCTGCAGGGCTCGATCAAAATTGGGTGCTCCCACAACCCTGGCAGCATGGGTTCGAGAGGTCAGATCAAGCAGCCGTCGATGCAATCCGTAGTAGGTGCGCCCATCGACGTGCTGCCCAGCAAGAAACATTCGGATGACCCGCGCGGCATCGGCGCAGGCCTCAAAGGTCTTGCGGTCGCGTTTCTGCCAGTAGTCAGCATGTGCCACCATGTCGTTGGCAATTTCAGCCGGAGTAGCCATCAGCCGCGCGCCTCCGCCCAGGCAACAGCGTGTCGCGCCTGAATTCCGTCCTGACCAGCATCATTGCCCAACAGGTCCGGGCAAAAATCATGGATACCCAGCCGCCAGAGATGGCGCATGTTGCGCGAATTCACGACATCGGCTTGCGCCGGGTAGATCTCAATTGCCCGGATCTGCTCGCCCCAGACCATGTTCTTGATGTATTGCAGATCGTCCCAGCTGATCGCGCCAGCGTGAGAGACGCTGAGAAGACCAAGCATGTCATCGACGTGAACTTCGAAACCTCGGATTTCATCGCTCTTGAAGCGTGGCAACGTCATACCGACCTCCAATAGCCGTCGGTCAACCAGCCGTGCCAGTGCCCTTTGTGATGGACCGAGGGCGTCAACGTCGGTTCAGTCTTGGAGACGTTCCAGTTCCAACTGGGGCTTTGTGGTGGTTTGAAGTTTGCGCCGACCGTAATGTGGGCGATCACGCCGCAGCCACAGGGGCAGCAATACCAGAAGAACCATTCTCCGCGCGCGTCTCCGGGAACGACGTGGTAGCTTCCGGGATGCCGGTGCTTCTTGAACGCATCAAAATCAACCATGTCGATTGCGCGCAGTGGGCCGGTGGCTTTTGGTGCCCTTGGATCACCCATTTGAAACCCCCAGGATATCGGCTTTGATCTTCTCGGCCGTCTCTGAGGACATGCCCGCCTGCCGCGCAGCCTTGACTGCGGTCTCTGCCGCATTGGCGCGTTCTTCCTTAGCAATCCGCAGGCGCTCATCTGCCGTCAACTTTTCGCGAATGCCGGAGCTGCTCATCACGTCCTTGAGCATCTTCCCCAGGAAGTGCAGTTCCTTGGGATCGATCTCATCGCCGTCCTTCATCATCGCCGACTTCATGACCTTGAAAGCGAGCGTGGTGATCATCTGGAACAGCACATTATGACGCTTAGCCTCTTCCTCAAGACCGTTGCCCTCCATCCAGCTCACGGCCCAAGCGGATGCTTCTTCTTGGGCCCGCGCCATCTGCTCGTATTCCTGGCCAAAGGAATGGACCGCCGATTTGCCCACGCGCATTTCAAGACCGGCCTCTTCCAGCCAGAAGTTCAGATCTTCGGTTACCGCGACATAGTCAGAGAAGCCGCGCGCCTTTAGCAGGTCCTGAAGGCGCAGTCTGATCTCCTGCGGTATGAGGTCGATCTTGCGGGGTGGTGGCATGTCAGCGCCGTGCCGTTGGACGTTTTACACCGGGGTGCTGGACCAGGCCGCGCGCAACTTCCGCGCCGCGCACTGTGGCGGTCGCGATGACAACGTGGCCGTGATCAGTCATCTCGATCAGCTCCTGTTCATCCAACCAGGCCAGCGCCCCTCGGATCTGCGCGTCCGACGAGGCGATGCCGACGCCGCGCACGACATCGATCAGAATTGACGCATTGGATGTGAATTCAGACGATCTCTCCAAGTGCTTGAGGATCGCGAGGCGACGGTGTTCGGTCTCGGTGCTGTCTGCCATGGGGAAGGCTCCAAAGAAGGTTATGGGTCGGGACGGATAACGCCGGGCATACTGGTCGCCCCGGTGGCGACCTCACGGCCTTTGTTGGTCAGGCGTGCGATAGGCTCGCCCTGGTAATCGCGGGTGGTGACCAGCTCCATTTCGTCAAGCCACGCGATTGCCGCGACGGCTTGGTCGGCATTGGTCGGCACACCGATGCGACCACAGTGCAAACGGATCACCGATACCGCCGCCTCATAGCTGGGAATGCCCGCCAGATATTGAAGCACCTTTAAACGTCGGAATTCGGTCTCGACGGTTTCGATCGGCCAGGCTTTGAACATCACTTGTCTCCGCCTTTGCCTGCGCGCTGTGCGGCCTCATAAAGCATGCGGACCATGTTGCCCTGGGCTTCCTGACTTGCGCCGATCCGTGCGACGAGAATGGCGAGGTCATGCTGCTCTCTAGCCGTGGCAAGAAGATCGATCCGGGACTCGATTGTCGACATGCGGACACGAACCCGGCCAAGATCATCGTTCACCTTTCCCAGACTGCCTTCGACGGCGACCAAACGCTTTTCGATGCTCTGATGACCCACCTGCAGACCCGACATGCCATCATTGACGCGTGTCGAAACACGGCCCCAGAACCAGCGCCCCACGGCTGCGAGAGAGGTAACAATCAGCACAATGAAGCCGAGTAGCTTCTGGCCCTCAGAGAACCATGAGAACCAGTCCATTACCAAAGACCCCAGGCGAGCATTGTAAACAAAGCCACCATCGTGGCGGATTGAAGGATCAGAGCGCGTTGCGCGCCCAGGCCGCCGATCTCGCCCATCGTGCGGATCGAGATAGCCAGCCAGAACATGCTTCCTGCCAGCATGAATGCAAGGACCTCAGGTGCAGGATGGGCCTCCCAAAGATTAAGATCCGTCTTTACGAACAATCTGGCGCAAACGTAGTAGCTACGCTCCACCATCAGAGCGGCGGCGATTGCGAAGATCGGACTTTCCAGCCGTTCGAAAACAGCAAGTGACGGCTGGGCAACCCAGAACCTGCGCACCGTAATTGCGTTGAGAAACGCAAACACGGTGGCAAGCACGAGGCTCGCGTGACTTGCAAGCGTGACGGCGGACCATTCCAAGCTCATGGACAATTAGCCCAGCAGCGAGACGCGCTTCGTCGCGCGGATCCGACCAATCACAGCGATCAAGCCCGCAGCGGAGGTGATCAGGCCGGTCACAGCCGTGCTGAGATCTGCGGCATCAGCAGGTGTGACCGCGTAGCCTGCGATCTGGGCAAGACCGGTGATGATGGCACCGCCGCCGCCAAGGACGCCCAGAGACAGGAAGGGGGATTTCGTTTCTTTAAACATGTCGAGTTCCTCAGAGTTTCAGTTGGATTGAATGATCGGGTCGGCGTGAGACTTGACGATCCAGCCCTCAAGTCCGCCGTAACGGACCTTCAGCCATGCGCGGCCGTCGAAAGTGCCTTCACGGATGACGGGTACGACCACACCGTCTGTGATGGTCGAGATCACATTGGGATTGAATGAAGGCCAACGGCGCATATTCAGCGTGTCACCGGGCACGTTGATCGCGACCATCTCGTCTTCGTGCTGTGTTGGCGCGGACGCCTCATCCGCCTCAGCCGATTGAGCATCGTCACGGCCCAAGACCCGCGCACGCATCTGCGTCAGCGGAAACAGCGGGTTGGTGTCGACCTTGCGACCTGGGGAGATGTACCAGTGGCTGGTAATATCAGTGAGTGTTGGGATGTAATCGAAGAGACCGTTCAGAAGCGCTTCTAGGGCTTCGACTTGCGCCTCGGTATAATCCATCCAAAGCCCGCTGCCATGCTCAGGAGTAGTGACAGCCTGGACGCCGAACTCAGCGATATCGAATTCCTGCTTGTACCACGCACGGGCTTTCCCGTTGCCCGCATCCGTCATCCGACCAGGATTGACGATCTCGATACCGATGGAGAAATCGTTGACACCATCTCGCCCGTGGTAATGCGATGTCCCGGCGTGCCCCGCACGGCGGTTGGTGGGCACCTGCTGAGAGATTGAGCCATTACGCTCGAGGATGAAGTGAACCGAGACGCCGCGCGGGGCGGTCCGCAGGTAATTGGCAGAGTTGCCGTGTTCCAAGCGCCCGGCCGTGTCATGCAAAACGACGATGGTTGGTGTGATCACGCCGCCGATATTCTGCGCGCGATCAAACGGGATGCCCTGGGCAATGTGATTTTTGAATTTCATTGTGGACCCCAATCGCGAAGCACGGGCGGCGCGCTACCTTGTGGGGTTTAAAATGGCGTTTGATGCCTGTTCAAAACATCCGCAAGCGCTTGCGGGGTGGCGTCAGAACAGCTTCATTTGTTTGGAAAAGGTCTCTTCCGAAGTGAACTCGTCAGCGAGATACTTTCGCACCGTCACATCGGTCATGTGCAACTTGCGTGCAATTTCTGCAACGGGCAAGCCTTTTGATTTAAGGACCTGAGCGATCCACCTTTTCGCGGTCGGAATGCGGGCCTTCATGGCGTGCGATGCATCGGCCAATGCGCGGGCCTTTTCGATACCGACCACCTGAGCAACCTTCGATCCACCCTTTGGATCGGTGGGCATGTAGAGCTCCGCGCCGCCAAAGGTCAGGAGGAACTCGACTGCGCCATCGGTGCCGAGAATTTCTTCATAGACCTGGACGTTTGCAGGGGTCTTGGGGGCCTCTGTCATTTGTGGCGCGCCCTCCACCGCTGACCGCGTCTTGCGACGGTGTCATTGCAGCCATAAAGAGTGGTGACTTTGCCGCTCTTGCTCAAAACATAATGGACGCCGCCGCTGTTGACCGCATTCGCGCCCTGGTGGCGGCCTTCTCGCGTCACCAGCTCGATCCGGCGCTTCAGGGACTTTACGTCAACGCCGTATACCCGCTCAAGATAACGGACCACCGCGTGATCAGTGACGATGTCAGAGCGGCGGCTCATTTCCGTCCGCTCCAGTTAAAATCGATATTGGCGCGTTTGCCCCAGTCCTTCAAAGCGGAGATCACGGCATCGATCTGATTATGATCCCGCAGCATGTCCACGTCCGCAGGAACCATTTCCCATGTCTCGCCAAACCGTGCCCGGATAAAGGCGTTCAGACCATCCCGGCCGGGCCTGTCCAGTACGCCTGCAGCCCCAAGCTTTCCCCAGAGCACGTGGACCAGCCTCAGATCCGCACGGGAGGCCGCAGGGCGCTTTTTAGGGCTGGTTAAAGCCCCTTTGAACCCGTCCTTCCTGAGACGATCGAGAACCTTTTTCAGATCGGCGGCGGTCATGTCTGACATGGATGTTTTACCGCATACCTCGAGCTGAAGTGCGCGCCGGTCATCGCTCGCAATACCGAGTTCCCGGCAAGCGACATGGATTGTTTTCTGCAACGCCCGGCTCATTCTCCTGTTCCTCTTCTGGACCTAAACACAGGCTCTGGTTTGGTTCGACGGGTCTGAAACGGAGCGGCACGCACGAAGGTCAGGGAATGCGGTGATCCTTGCTCCAGAGCAAAGCGGATATGGTTTTTCGCCAGTTGCATTTCCAACGGCAGCTTGCGCTTCAGGCCTGCAATGATCGTGGTGTGATCGCGATTGGCCATATATCTGCCGATCTGTGACAGGCTCGCGTCCGACATTTCCCGGCAAAGCTGATAACAGATGGCCCGGCGGTTCACGAACTCGCTCTGACGCGAACGGGCCAGCAACTCTTCCTCAGTCACTCCAAAATGACTGGCCACGTGCGAGCGAATGTCCTGTACCTGAACGTTGCGTGGGGGTGATGATCGCTCCTGAAACATCGCTTCAAGCCTTGGCCAAATCGATCGTGATTGCCTGCCACGGCGCGTCGTGGCTGTCACGCTTGGAGCAGCGCACATAGGTTTTGGACCCTACGACGCGAATGGCATCCTTGATGGCGCGCATCGCTTCCTGCCAGCGGGCATCCGTGATTTCGAGACGCAGCAGCATGAAGATCTCGGCGCGATTGATCTGACCGGCCTTGTCCGTGTTGAACGCACGGGTCACGATCGAGCGGATCTCCGGACGGCTCTCGGCAGACCATTCATTAAGGCACTCATCGACCAGCTGCTTGGCAATCTGCAGCTCAGGCCCAAAGTTGATCTGATCTGCAATCCGGACCTCAACCTTGTAGAGTTGATCCACAGTCATCAGTGTCTTGTTGCCCTTCTTGCCGCCGAAAGTCGCGCCGTATTCTTGCGCCAGGATTGCTTCGAATGCACCGATGTCATCAAAGGTATGCTCCTTGAACCGCGCCACCTGGTCAGACAGCGGAATGGCGTGGCCGATGATTTTGCGAGTGGTTTCGTCCTGAAGCAGATCACGCGCGGCGATATTCTCGATCGGCTGCAGACCACCTTTGCCATCACGCATGAAGACGTTGCCGTCGATCTCCTTGCGGCCATCGGGAAGTGCTGCCGGTTCAAACTTCGTCATGGAAGGTCTCCTGTTTAGATTTTGCGTTGAGGGCATCTGCAATTGTCGAGGCCACTAGCTCTGGAAAAGGGAGGTTGGGGTCAGCAGTGCAGATCTCGAATACGACCCCGTTTTCAGCCAGAAACTTTACGTGTCGCCCTTCAGAGAAATGGGTTGGGCTGATCATCGAACGCGCCCTCCGAGTTCAACAAAGACGGGTTGGCGTGCCGGATCGGCCGGATGCCCTGGCAAAACGCCTGCCGCCACGATCATGGCGGCCATCGCCTCGATCTCATCCATCGTGCAGAGCGTTGTCCCGCGCGGGCCCAGCAGATCCACCTTAGCGACGCCGCTGGCTGCGAGCCGGACCATCTCGGCTTCTGAAAACCGTTTAACCTGATCCGTCATGCCGTCACCGTACCCAGAAGGGCTTTCTCCAGCAGCCGCTGCGCCGCTTCCGTTGGGGTCAGTCCGCGCCGGTCTGCTTCGGTCGTCAGCAACGAATACAAGCGTACCGACACAACGATCTGCTTGGTTGATGGTGACGCCTCGGTCTTCTGAGACCTTTCCACATGTTCAGATCCGCCAGCAGCCCCCTTTGAAGCTGCCTTGAACGTGGGAATAACCTCCCCGGCTTGACGCGCTTCCCTGATCCTCTGGTAGACAGTGTTGGGATGCACGCAGAGGCGCTGCGCAATGACCTTTGGCGGTACCCGTTGCAGTGCCAGCGAAACGATTTCAGTGGCTCGATTGGTCATGACTGCTCCTCTCCGATGTAGCGGGGACACTGTCTGCAGGCGCGAAACATCCGCACCCGGTGTGTGTTATGGGTTTGCAAGCGATTGGCCCGCTGTCGCCACATCTGGCAGACATCCGTCGGCAGATCGCCAAGGACCGGGCATGAGATGACGGCCGACATGAAGACGCCGCGCACCCGCTCTTCGATGGCCTCCATGTTGCCTGGATATTTCTTGCGCAGCACCGTGCTGACCAAGGAAGCTGATCTCCCGAGATCCTCGGCTACGCGGTTCTGGCTGGTAAGGGCGCACGCCTGGGCCAACGCTAATACCCAATCCGGCAGGTCATCGCCCCAGGCGTTTCTTGCGATATCGACGGGTCCGTTCACGATTGCCCTCCCACCGGATAGGCTTTCCGCGTGTTCGGATCGAACACTTGTTGGGTCCGCTGGATCATCGGTGGCTGTGGCCCCGTATTCCGGATCAGGCGATACACTGCCTGCTTCGCCGGGGGCTGGGCCTTGCTGACAACCTTCAAGAAGCCCGCCTTCAGCAGTTTGGTGCAATAGGCCTTTGCGGTGTTGTCCGTAACGCTCACGATGTCGGTCGTGGCATGTGCTGCGATATCACGGGGCGTGAACTGTCCGATCATGCGCATCGTCCGCCACATGTTTTCGACGCCACCGCCCTGCGAGACCGGCTTGCCGTCACGGTTCAGGCGCGGAGCGTGATAAGGAACAGGATCCGCGATGATGCGGAACTTGATCGCGGCGTCCTCGCGGATAGCGCCTTCTTCAGGTTCGATGCGCTCGACATAGTTCGCCAGCGTCAGAGACTTGAGATAGCTGCGGATCGTGTGGCGATTGACGTAGGTCTGATCGAAGATATCGGTGATCGTGAACGGTGCACCGTTGAACTTGACCATCTCATCCCAGAGCGGCTGACGACCCTGTGGCTCACGGGACGTGGCCGCTTCGGTTGCTGAAATCCTGCTCATTTCGGAGCCCTCCGCGGCGTGGGTGCTTCGCCAGTGAAGAAGGGACGATTGTCCCAATCCTTCCGGCCGACGGACTTGAGGTTCCGGGTCTGGGCGAATTCTTTGACCCGCTCGAGATTGATGGAAATACGCCGGATCGACCGATGTGATTCCTCCAACACCTGAAGCTTCAGATCCTCTTCCAACGACACACCGGGGCAGTAGATCGCCGCGAGATAGCCGACATCATCGATCTGGCCTTCTTCAGCAGCGACCCAGTCAAGAATGCGACCGTGCACCCGTTCCCAAGCCATCAGTTTGCGCGGCAGCTTCTCTTCACCAATCAGGATGATCGTGGCGCCGGAGCTTTCATGAATGTCACGCACGATCTCGATCATGTTGCGATCGACCAGGTGATCGATTTCGTCGATCAGCAGCGGCCGGCTGTTGCGGGCGAGCTCCTGGGCGATCTGGTCAACCATATCCGAGATGGTCTTGGCGGGCAGTACGCCCATGTCGCGCAGGATCTCGGTGCAGAGCTTCTTCTTGGTCCAGACCGATTTGACTTCGACCTGATACGCCCGAAACTTGTTCGCCGCATATACTGCCGCTGTCGTCTTGCCGTAGCCGGACCAGCCATAAAATACACCCAGTCCTGGAAGCCCTGGACCACGCTGATTGACCCGCTCGATCAGTTCCACCAAAGCCACGACATTGCGCAGCGGTGCAACAGAGTTGTTATGCCTGAATTCTTCTGTCATTCTATCCTCACTTCGTTATCGCCCCCGGTCAGCCTGCAACGTTGCCGGGGGCACCTAAATCAGCCGAACATTGCCCAGCTGAAATCCTCAAAAATCTTCATGTGCCCGATGTACTCAGGCTGACGCTGATAGGCCGCGAGCGCCTTCTGCTCTTCGGGCAAGACGCGCTCGCCCGCCTTGATCCGTTGCTCCAAGACGAGGAAACGCCGGAACCGTTCCTTGGGTGTCTCCGGCTTGATCACCACCTCGGCCGTGCGCTCATGCTCGGCGCGCATCTTCGCCAAACGGTCATCGGAAACACGGCTCTTTGAGGCTTCCTTAGGTGCCAAAACCGATGCGTCTCTGGCAGCTTCCAACGCCGGTGTGGTGTAGACTTCGCGCGCCCTGGGGAAGGCGACCATCACGCCAGCCTTTTCGGCGGCATCACGGCGCATCGCATCTGCGACATCGCGCTTGCCGATCTTGCGGCTGGCGCGGCGGATATCCGTAAGCTTCTCGTCTTCGTAAGCCCGCTGCATTGCTTTGGCCTTGGCGATCACCTCGGCAGGGTTCAGCCCCGCCAGATCAGCATTCAAGGCCTCACCGAGATAGGCCTCCGTTTCCGGATCAAAGAGCATGACCCGGCCCATATCTGCGGGATCCATCCGAACCAGAACTTCATCCCCTGGCATCGCAGACATTGGCAGGTAATATGCACCATCGACCCGCACGCCTTGCTTGGTGACGGTACGCATGCCGCCGTTGGACGCGATCGGCGCGAGCAGCACATCCAGCGCGGCCTCATGCTCAATCTTGCGGATCGGGCCTTCATAGGCCGCAGCAACCTCGAAGGGGGTTCGCTTCTTTAGTGCAGAATGCTGATCCCGCCCGTACATGTCTTGGGCCCAGATGTCGCTCCACTCCTGAAACTCGGCGAAATCCATATCGACGTCGTAGAGCGCCTCATCCGTGGCACCGAGGCGCTTGTCGAATGCCTTGCGCTGCTCGATGATCTTGCGATCAGCGACCGAGTGGCCAATGAAGCCAGGGCAGACCGCGATATCGCGCTGGTAGGTTCCAATCGTGCGCTCGACGATCCCCTTGTCGGTAGGTTCATAAGCGATGCTGAGCTCCACCTCGATTTCCAAGGCTGCAAACAGGCGCTTCGTCTGCTTTGCGACGAAATCCGACCCGTTATCGGTATGGATCTTCTCGGGCACACCCCAAGCCATGATGCACTTGCGGACGAGCAGACCAACGGCAGAGGCGCGCGGTGTTTTGCTTACAAGCACGATGGCGCGCCGGGAGTAGACATCGACGGCCATGTAGATGGAATGACGCCCGCCCTTGAGCATGACATCTGCAGGCGACGCATCAACCTGCCAGACCTCGTTCAGGCGCTGCGCACGCTGGCTTCCGGTCGCGGCGAAACGGACATGGGAACGGTATCCATCCGGGTTGGTCAGGCGCATGAGCTCGTTGCGATACTCGGTTTTCCAGCGCGTGATGACGGTCTGGAACATGCGGATGGTGGGCAGCGGCGCTATCTTGATTTCACCGGTCTTGGCGCAGGTGACGTCCAGCGTCTTGCCGAACTTGTCCTTCACCAGGATCCGCAGATGCTTGGCGGAAAGGAACGGCTGCTTGGCGATTGCGGCCAGCATCATTGCGCGAACCTGCCCATCATGCGCCACGTCCAGAACGCCAGACCCTTTGGGACGACCCCTACGGGATGTCGCCGTGCCTTCGTTCGCCGCCTTGCGCCATCTGGCAATGGACCGCGCTGACACACTTGGAACAGCCGTTTTAATCCAGGCTGGAAGGTCGATTGAACCGCCCGTAAACATCTCTGCGAACATCGCATCCGCAGCCGTTTGAGGAAGGGCGTTGTCCGCCTGAAACTTGTGAACGAGGGTCAGTATCAGCGCGCGGGCGTCAGCTGATTGATCTACATGGGTATCCGCAACGACAGGGCGAAGATCCCGAGCGCCCAAGGTGAGATGACTGGCCAGCCAGGCAGCGCGGGCGGGTGCTGGCAGGGCATCAACATGATACTCGAGCCCGCCTCCGCCTTCCCGACCTTCACGTACACGCGCCAGTCCGGTTTCAGCCCAGCGTTCGCGGGAGGCAAGCGCATTCACGCGCCGCTTGGACGTCGGCAGACCGGGCATAAGCCCCGCCGCCGCTGCATCCGCAATTTGCTGTGCCGAAACCCAAAGCATCAGAGGCTCCACCCCTGTGCGCGCGCGTGCTCGAGGATTTCGCGCTTGTGCTCATCAATGAACGCGCGGCGGCTTTTGGTGGACAGGCGTGACCACGTAGCTGTGACACGGTGATAGTGCTTGTCGTCATTGCGAGGAAGTGCGCGGCCTTCGGCCAGCAAAAGAGCATCGGCGACACTGCTGGCTAGCGGAGGTTCGGACAGCAGAGCATCACAGGCGCGCTCCTGCACATCAGCAGCAACCTTGGCCAGTGCCTGCAATCCCGCCTGATGGTCGGCAATCCATGTTTCGCGGATACGGTCTTTGGTTTTGGGGAAAAGGCCGTTGGCGATCTCGATTGCGTTGAAGAATGACCGTCTCGAAAGACCAGCATGTTCTGCGATATCGGAACAGAGTGCAAAAATTGCACTCTGATTTTCTACTGCGTTTTCAGCGTCTTTCACCAGTCGTACACGAGCACTGCGACGGTCTCCACCGTTCTTCGCTGCTGGGTTCATTTCTTCCCATGTGGTTTTCAACGCCGACAGATGTTCAGCCCGCTCGAGCTTTGTGAGCTCTTCGCGGTTGATATTTTCCATGATCTCGGCAAAGCGCAGATCGGCTGGGGGCGTGTCTTCCGGAAGAACGGTGACAGGCACTTCGGCCCAACGCAGTGCGCGAACCGCTTCCAGACGCTGAAGACCAGCGATCAACCGGTACTTCTGGCCCTTGCGCACCACCAGCAAGGGATGGGTCAGGCCGTTGCAGTCGATATCCTGCTTCAGCACCTCGATCCGATGGGCACGCGCAGGACGCAACCGCACTTCGACTTCGATCAACGCAACAGTAACGCTGCGCAGATCATGGGTTTGGCTTGAGACAGGGGGCGTTGGAGTATCAGTCATACGTCATCCGTGAAATCTAGGGTTTGGTCGTTCTCTGGGGCGTCATCCGGTGGGGTGAGCATCGTGTAGAAGAAGATAAACTTGCCGTTGATGTGCTGGCGCTCACAGACGATCTCGGCACCACGCTGGCGTAGCTCGGCCACGCAGCTGTTGATCGCGCAGACATGGGCGCGGCGCATGATCTCACGGGTGGAGTGCGGCTTGCGATCGGACAGCAGCTTGTTCACCCGGCGCAGTCGATCAGAGGACATCGTGGCGGCGTGCATCAGCTGGGCACCCCGTCATAGGTCGCGGCCAACAATGCCTCGATATCGCGCAGCGCATCCTCTTGCTGAACCAACTCTGAAAACGCCGCCATGGCGAGATTGGCCTGATCATCCCACTTGTTGACCAGCCCCACCTCTTGGCCGAGCGTGTCATCATCCATGGCATCGTTCAGCGATATCATCTGGGTCAGCGCGTCCTTGAGCGCCGCAAAAGATTGGACGGGAGAGCGGCTCATGTCAGACCTCCCCAGGCAAGAAAGTATCCGGCCACGCAGATGACAACGAATGCGACGCCCGCGATGGCATCTTCGACGATTGTTGGGGGCAGTTGGTACCGTGGACGGGCACTCTTCAGTGGCTTCTCTTCGGTCATAGGCATTTGCGCATCTCCTCGTTGAAGAACTGAACTCGGGTCAGATCTTGGGCCACGGTGCATGCGGTCCGCTCAAGGCGAACCAGATGGAAGGTCGACGCCGGGTCTGACGCGCCGATGGTGATTTCGATGGCCAACGAAATGCGCTGAGCCTCGGTCAGCTGACCAAGCGCCTCGCGGGCGACTTCGACCCCGTTCAGCGAAAGTGGCGGATGATCACGCATTATGCGGCGTCCTTCTTTTTAGGGGGGCGGGGAATGTCAGCGCAAAGCGCGAGACGTTGCTCAGCGCTTTGAAAGACACGGTTTGCCAGCCGAACAGTCACCCAATGACAAGAAGCCTGATTGCCAGCCCGCAATCTCTCAATCGCTTTGACAAGGCGCGACAGATCATGATCAGAAACCAAATCGGGATGCGTCGCCTTCTGCAGGCTATGGAACGAAACCTTTTCGCCGCGCGCTTGCTCATACTCAGCGGCCATTTTGACAATTTTGACGCCTGAAGCGCGCAAGCTGACGCCTTGAGCAGTTTGCTTATCTTCGCGCACAGTTGATAATTCAGGGCAAATGAGAAGCGCTAACTTACGACGAATATTCATTATGCCGCCTCCTTCTTTTTAGAAGGGCGCTGCACCTCGGTTGGCCAAACTAGATCATTCGGCCAATTCTGACTGAACCACGCGATTAGGCGATTTGCTCGCTTTACGGTACAGCCGGAGCCGTCTTCCAATGACTTGAAGAACTTTCCATCGTTCGCAGCATAAGTTGAAACAGTAGCCAGCTTTAGCCCTGTATGAGCAGCGTATAAGTGCGCCAAAGTTTTTAGGGTGTCTGTGTCCATGCTTCTGCCTTCGGTATCGTTACCAAATTTATATGCGGTAACGATACCGATAGTCAACAGGCCATTTTATCGGTAAGAATACCGAATCATGAAGCTAGACAATTTTACCTTTTCAGAACTCGTTGCTGCCCGTGTCGCCGAACTCGGAGGAAAGGTATCGGTTATTGAAAAACAGCACGGGCTTAAGCCGGATGCGATACGAAATGTGATCAGATCCCCTGAAGGTGCTGGCCCGACTCTGACGAGGGCGAAAGAGATCTGCGAAGCGTTAGAGTTGGACTTTTACATTGGAGCAAAAAGACCACCGGAACCTTCAATGCCGCGCAGTAGCCACGAGAAGGTACAGCTGCTCAGTGACTTTGCGTTCGTAGAGCGTTTCGACGTCAGCCTCTCGGCCGGCCCTGGAGCGAACGGCGACAATGCCCGGAAACTGTCTCCAGTCTCCTTTCGGCGAGACTGGCTGTCAGAAAAGGGTCTGCTTCCAGACAAGTGTGTCGTTTGCAGCGTGGGTGGCAACAGCATGGAACCGCTTCTGTTCGAGGGTGACCTCGTACTACTGGATCGGCGACAAGCTGATCTGCGCGATGGGCAAATCTATGGCGTCGTCGATATTGAAGGTGATACCAGGATCAAGAGGATTGAGCTGATCGAAAACGGGCTGTTGCTACGATCAGAGAACCCCGATTGTCCCACTGAGCTGCGACAGGGTGAAGATGCCAACCGCGTTCGGATTATCGGATCCCTCGCCTGGTCTGGACACAGCCACGACGCGCGAAAACAAAAGCCACGCCCGGCCAAGCACTCGCGCCCTATGTTTAAACACAACTGGATTTGAGAAAGAGTACTTATGCTGAAGTCACTTATCGGCGGCTTAGCCGCAGCACTAACTCTATCTGGTTGCCAAGACACCGCATCAGTCGAAAGCGCACCGTTCGAGAAGCAGTTTTTGATCTCTGGTAACTATCAAGCCACTTACGCAAGGGCGCTGAGAACTATGCGCATCTGTTTGAAGCCTGGGACAGTATTCATCGGCGGAACTGGATCTGTCACGTTGGATGGTCAGCTATACAACGAACTCGGCTATGCCGAGATCCGGCAAGGGCTTGCGGCCATAAATCCGATTACACTTTCGATAACAAAACTTGAGCGACGTGGAAGCGGCACTCTTGTCTCGATTAAAGCACCCTATGGAATTCAATCCGCCCGCGATCGAAATCGTCTTTGGGTGGAATACTGGATGCGGGGTGGCACCAAATGCCAAGATGGATCCTTCGAAAACCCACCAGCCACCTAAAAAACTACTTAAGCCTTGCCTTCAGCGCGACGCATCCTGCGGATTGCCCGCATCATGATCCTGCGACGCTCGGCGATATCATCGGCCAGAATGCGTTTTCTGCGCTCAATGCGTATTTCCAGTACAGCAAGGCGTTGTTCTTCAACGTAATTTATAAATCTCTGCCAATTTGCGTGCAGTTTATGCCGCTGTACATTGCCGTCCAACATAACTGAAAACCCATATAATGCTGGGTTATGCATACATCAGATGGAGCTGCACAGCTAACGGTTTGCATGCTTACCCTCGCGAAACGATAGCGGTTTTCGTTCTCAATCAGGCCTGAATTTTCAAAATCTGATCAGTCTGTGGCACCCTAAACGTCTGCTCATCAATCTGAACAACCTCGTGGCCATTCATAAGAAATGTATATCGCGAGCTGGAGGTGCGGACTTTGCCGCTCATCAGCGACTTGCTCTCGCTGATTATCGCATGCTTTCCCACGGTAACAGGTGTCCCATTCTGATCCTGGCATTCAATTTTTTCGAACGGGTTTGGGTCAATATTCTGCATGGCGATTCCTTCAGGGGCACTTCAAGCCGGGTTCCCAGCCAATGATATCTATGCGAGAACTTTCGTAAAGGAGAACATCATGGGCGCGAATTCAAAGATCGAATGGACGACGCATACGTTTAATCCCTGGTGGGGTTGCACAAAGGTCTCCGAGGCCTGCAAACACTGTTATGCCGAAGCATGGGCCAAGCGCGTTGGCCAGAATGTCTGGGGACCAAAGCCCGAGCGCCGTTTTTTAAGCGATAACCACTGGCGACAGCCCTTGAAATGGAACCGAGATGCAGAAGGTGCAGCCGAACGTCCGCGCGTGTTCTGTGCCTCCATGGCCGATGTGTTCGAGGACCGCGACGAACTTCTCGAGACACGGGATCGGCTGTTCGATCTGATCGAAGCAACACCCAATCTTGACTGGCTTCTTCTCACGAAGCGTCCCCAAAATGTCGCACACCTTGCGCGGTGGACGGACAACTGGCCCGACAACGTCTGGCTTGGAACAACGGTGGAGCTGCAGACCCGCGCGGATGAGCTGTTGCCGTACCTGGAGAGCATTCCTGCCAAGGTTCGGTTTATCTCGGCAGAGCCGTTGCTAGGGCCGCTGAATCTGAAGAATTGGCTTGGCTCCACAATCGACTGGGTCATCACCGGCGGTGAAAGTGGCCCAAAGGCGCGTCCAGCTTCACCGCTGTGGTTCCGCGATCTCCACGCCCAGTGCATGGAGCGAGAGGTCGCATTCCACTTCAAGCAGTGGGGTGACTGGGCCCCTGGCGATGGCATCAATCTGCTTACCGCTAAACGCACGGCTACGGCGAAGGCCGCTGACGGTACAGAGATGATCCGCATCGGCAAAAAACTCGCCGGTAGGAAACTGGATGGCCAGGAATGGGATCAACTGCCACAGAGGGTCGCGACCTGAGCTCAGAACAGCCAGAACTCTTCCCCGTAGATCTACTGGGTGGGAAGGCCCCGAAGAGCGTGTTCGTCTTCGAAGGCGGAAGGATTCCAGAGAGGGGCATTGGCCCGCCGCCCAGCCAGACAAATTCGAAGAGCAAGCTAATCGCTGAGTATTTGTCCAACTTCCAAAGAGTGACCAACGGCGGCATGTACATCGACGGCTTCGCTGCACCACAGAGCCGTGGGCACGAAGAGGCTTGGACAGCGCGGCGCGTATTGGAGATTGAACCCAAACGGATCAGAAATTTCTGGCTGTGCGACATCGATCCAGAAGGCATAAAGCAACTTCGAACTCTCAAGGCGCAGCATCATAGGGATCCGCGTTCGAGAAGGGTCTTTGTCCACGAAGGTGATTTTAATGAGATTGTCCACGACATACTCAAGAGCGACCGCTTTACGCCAAGGGCGGCGATCTTCGCTCTGTTGGATCAACGAAATACAGAGTGCCATTGGTCGACCGTTAAGGCTTTGGCCAATCGAGGCGGCCGGACAAAGATTGAGCTGATGTATTTTCTCGGCGCTTCATGGCTACACCGGTCGCTTACCCAATCCAAAACGCCCGACCGGATCGCAGAAATTGATAGGTGGTGGGGAGGACCGGAGTGGACCTCACTGAAGAGCTTGACCCAAATCGGAATGGTGGATCAAGTTGCAGCTCGTTTCAGCTTTGAACTCGGATACAAACACGTCAATGCGTTTCCCATCTTCCAGCGCGACACGGGCAAGAAGAGATCATTCTACCTTATTCACGCAAGCGATCATCCAGAAGCACCAAAGCTTATGACGCGGGCCTACCTAAAGACGGTGGGATCTGTGGAGGGTACAATCGCAGATGGGCAGGCGAACCTGCCTTGGTGACGTAGGCAGCGATTTTGACCGACAAATGATCGACCCAAAGCGTCCCACCTTTATTTGAGTCGCCCGAACTGAGAACTCAGTTGAAGCGATGTTTAACAGGGGTTTGAACAAGGTGGGACGTTTCCAAGCGGCACAGCCACTGCCGTCCCACCTTGCGACACCGAATCCCTTATTTTTATGGAATTCATTTTCTGGCCATCGGCATCTTCGCTTTAGGTGCGAAGTTTATTTGGCAGTGCGTTTATCACACGTTTTCAGATGCGCCCGCTTCAATCGCCCTGTTTTTAGGGCTGGATCATCATCCGGCATCTTCCGGGCACATCTTGGATCTTCCGGATTAAACGCCCTGTTTCTGCCAGCATTTCCTTCGCACTACAGCAT